CACTTCTGCCACTTCTGCCAGTACATCTGCAACTAACGCAGCGACCAGCGCTACTGCAGCTCAAACTGCTCAGACTGCGGCAGAAGCAGCGCAAACAGCGGCAGAGGCGGCTCAAGAAGCAATTGATGGTCTTTACCTTGGCACTTCTGCTACCAACCCTACTGTTGACCTTAATGGCAACGCTGTAACGGCAGGTGACTGGTACTTCAACACTAGCGACAACACGACTCGAATCTACGATGGTTCCACGTGGAACAGTATTAACCCGGATCTTGTTGGTGACGCTAGTCCGCAACTGGGCGGCAATCTAGATCTAAATAGCAACGACATTACGGGTACGGGTAACGTCAACATCACAGGCAACGTGGTACTTAGCGGTACTGTTGATGGTCGTGACGTGGCCGCAGACGGTACGAAGCTAGACGGCATTGAGGCCAGCGCTACTGCCGACCAGACAGCCGCAGAAATTCGCACATTGGTTGGCTCTGCTACTGACTCTAACGTCTTTACTGATGCAGACCACAGCAAGTTAGATGGCATTGAAGCAGGGGCTACGGCAGACCAAAGCAACGCAGAGATAAGAGCGGCAGTAGAAGCCGCTACAGATTCCAATGTGTTTACCGATGCGGATCACACAAAGTTAAACGGTGTTGAAGCAAACGCTACAGCGGATCAGACGGCAGCTGAAATACGAGCGCTTGTAGAGTCAGCAACAGATTCCAATGTATTTACTGACGCAGACCATACGAAGCTCAACGGTATCGAGGCTAGCGCAGACGTAACGGATACAGCTAACGTAACCGCTGCTGGCGCGCTAATGGATTCTGAGGTGACTAACCTTGCACAGGTCAAAGCCTTTAGTTCTGCTGACTACGCTACGGCAGCACAAGGCGCACTGGCTGATAGTGCATTGCAAAGTGGGGACAATATTTCTGTCCTAACTAACAACTCAGGCTATATAACTGGCAACGAAACGATTACTCTGTCTGGAGCAGTTACAGGCTCAGGCACAACTTCTATCACTACTACACTGTCAACTGTTGACGGGGGAACTTATTAATGACCACGATTAAACTCAAGAATGGTTCTGGCGCACCTACGGCTGGTGATCTTGTTCAAGGCGAACCCGCATTAGATCTAACTAACAAGCGCCTCTACACAGAAAACGCAAGCGGCACTGTTATCGAGGTAGGAACTAATCCCGGCACTGACGTAACCTTTGCTGACAACCGCAAAGCTACCTTTGGCGACAGCTCTGACCTACAGATTTATCATGACGCCAGTCACTCGTACATTGTAGACGCTGGTACTGGGAATATGTATCTCAGCACAAACGGCAACGGCATTGTTATGCAAGCGTCTCTTAGTGAAACAATGTTTTCTGCGTTGCCTAACGGTTCTGTGCGGCTTTATTACGACAACAGTCAAAAGCTGGAAACAACCTCCACAGGCATCGACGTAACGGGGAGTGTTGTAAGCGACGGCCTTACGGTAGATGCGTCTACGGCAGTCGTGCAGGCAAGTAATGCAGGTGGCACAACCTCGTTTGAAATCTCCAATACCAATGGTGTTTCTACAGCAAACAACAAGTCTGCATTGTACTTGTCTGCAACAGGGGCAGAAGCAAACGCCGCTAGAATCGAATCGGACTTTACTGGAACCGTAGCCACTAATCACGCCCAAGACTTAAAGTTTTACTATGTCGGCTTAAGCTCTTCACCAACTCTGGGCATGACGCTAAATAACTCAGGTCAAGTTGGCATAGGCGTTGCCTCCCCTAGCGGTCGCGTTCATGCAGACGGAGACGCCTACACAGCCTTTATTGCAGACGGCACTAGTGGCGGTGCATTTAAGTTCTACAAGAACGGTTCGCAACACGCACAGATATTCAGTGATGGCTCTGGTGATATAGTCTTTAGAAACAATACTGACTCCGAACGCATGCGTATCGACTCTAGCGGGAATGTTGGCATTGGCACTAGTTCAACTTTATTTGATGTTTTAACTGTTGATGATACAAATCCTAAAATTAGTATGCGTGACTCAGGTACAGAAAGGGCTTTCTTTGAGGTAGATTCGTCTGACAATTTTGTAATCAATAATAAATCAGCTTCTGCAATGATACTTGAGACTTCCGATACAGAACGTATGCGTATCGACAGCTCTGGTAATGCTATCTTTACAAAAGCAAACGGCGCTTATCTCCAGCTAAAAGACGCTAGTGCTGTACGCGGTGCAATTAACGTAACAACTTCTGACGGCCTTGTATTTACCACAGGCGCTAGCTTTACGGAGCGTATGCGTATCGACTCTAGTGGCAACGTTGGCATCGGCCAAAGTTCACCAAGTAGTTACTACGCTAAAAACTTAGTTGTTGGAGGTGGCAGTGCTGAAGAAGGAATAACAATAAGAGGCTCAAGTTCGGGCAGAAGTTACTTGATGTTTGCCGACGGTACCTCTGGAAATGAACAATATAGAGGATACCTTTCCTATAATCATGCCGATGACGCTTTGGAATTCGCTAGTGGCGCATCAGAGCGTATGCGCATTACCAGCGCAGGTGATGTTCTGATTGGTAAAACCAGTTCAGCCTTTGGCACAGCAGGTACAGAGCTACAAGCTGACGGCGCTGTAACAATTACACGAAGCGGCTCTGCTGGTGGCACTCCGTTCTTTGTAAATCGACTATCTAATGACGGCGAACTTGCGGCGTTTTACAAGGACGGCACTCAAATCGGATACATCGGGTCTAGTGGCAATGATATGTATCTGGGTAATGGCATCACTGGCGTTATGTTTAATGATGCAAACAACGCTATTTTGCCTTGGCGTACAAATCAGCTAGATGATGGAAACATTAGTATAGGTCTTTCGTTATATCGCTTTAAAGACCTCTACCTGTCAAACGCCGCTTACTTAGACAAAGTAATAGGACATGACGACACCAATACTTACATAAGTTTTATTGGCTCAGACGTTACTCAGTTTGTTCAGGGCGGTGCTGAGGCTATGAGGCTGGATGCGTCTGGCAACTTGCTGGTTAATACGTCCAACTCTTCTGCAACTACTGGCGCTGGTATAAAACTTACTAAGCCAACTACCTCTGGTAATGATGACGGTAAGTTAATAATTACTGGCGAAACAAGCACTTCAGCCCAAGATGCTTTCCAGATTTACTCGACAGGCGCTTCTGCGTATAGATGTTTTATTAACTACGCTGGCTCAATTTATGCAACAAGCACAAGCATTACAGCTATCTCTGATGAATCTCTCAAGGAAAACATCCGTGACTTAGACAAGGGACTAGATACTGTTCTTGCCTTACAGCCACGACGGTTTGATTGGAAGAACGGCGACGGCAACGACATCATGGGCTTTGTAGCTCAGGAAGTTGAAGAAGTAATGCCTGAGCTAGTCCATGACTATAAGTATTCCGAAACAGAAACTAAGCTGGGCTTGAAGATGGGCGATATGGTGCCAACACTTGTTAAAGCTATCCAAGACCAGCAAGACATCATTGAAAACCTTAAATCTCGCATTGAACAACTCGAAGGAGCTAACTAATGGCTACATGGACTATATCTACACTCGAACACAACACGGCTGACGGCGGCGTTATCGTTGCCCACTGGCGTGTAACTGACTCAGAGACTGTTGGCGAGGAAACTTACTCTGCTTCTGCTTACAGCACCGCCTCGTTTACTTACGACGCATCTAGCCCCGACTTCATACCCTACGCAGACCTTACTGAAGAGGTAGTTCTTGGTTGGTGCTGGGCTGACGGTGTTGACAAGGATGCTGTTGAAGCGTCATTGACTGCTAACATCGAAGAGCAAAAAAACCCTGTGACTGAGGCAGGTGTTCCGTGGTAATGCAAGTACTGGCTGATCTTGCTTCAGTGGCTCCTATGGTAATTAGTGTTTGCTCAATCATTGCAGCAGTAACACCTACGCCTAAGGACGACGCATGGATGGCTAAGTTGTATCGTTTTATTGACATCATGGCTGTTAACGTCGGCCACGCAAAGAAGTAAGGATTCGTTATGTCTGATCTAGAGCAAGCAATAAGTCGGTTAGAGGCTCACGAGCGTGAATGTAGTATTCGCTACGAAATGATTCAGATGCAGCTTGACGAACACAGTAAGCGCTTTGACCGACTAGAGGCGCTAATGGCTCGTGGGTTCGGCATGGTAGCAGTAATGATTACTATGGCGATCGCTATCTTAGAGTTTGCTAGATAATGTGGCAGGCATTGCTTGGCCCACTAACTAACCTTATTGGCGGGCACCTTGAGCGTAAGGCTGAAGAGAAGAAAGCGGTACACGAGCGTAAGCTAGAAGCAATTAAGCAAGACAGTAACTGGGAAAATATTCATGCAAACAATGCAAGCAGTTCATGGAAGGACGAATGGTTTACGATTTTGTTTTCCATTCCTTGCATCCTTGCGTTCTTTCCCAGCATGGTGCCTACGGTAATGGAAGGTTTTCGCGTGCTAAATCAGATGCCTGATTGGTACAAAGGTTTTTTAGGGGCTGCTGTGGCAGCTTCTTTCGGGCTGCGTGGCCTGGCTAACTGGAAGAAATAAAGAATGTCTATTTACGTACCTCCAGAATTTGAAGATCTTGAACAAGAAGATGCCCTTAGGTCGCGCCTTGAAAGCATGTTAGGCGGCATAGGCCAATCTGAACTAGGAGCTATTTGGGCTGATCCTACTATGGAGGAAATCCTAGAGGCTAACTCTATTAGGATGAATCCAGATGCCCCTTTTGACATTTCTTTAGCAACAGGAGTAACTATTGAGGCTCTTCAGCAAATGGCGGCTTTTATTAGCCAAATTAACGATGCTGGCGGCTATGAAGAATGGTTGGCTTCTCAAGAAAATGAAGAAGACGAAAGCGAAGAAACAGAAATTAATTGGGATCAAATTTTTTCTGATCTTCAAGAAGAAGGCGCAGAAATAACTGAAGATGTTTTTGACGTTGTTAAAGATATTTTTAATGAAGTAAGAAGCTCAATACCAACATCCCCTCAAGATGTTTATGACACAATTATGGACATGGCAAGAGCTGCCATTGGCGTTTCCCGAGATTGTGGAAAAGATAAATGGTCGGGAAGATCATACGATCCTGAGACAGGGCAAGATTATCCGGGTTGGCAAGATTGTATAACTTTTGAATGGCTTGAGAATTTTATTGATTTAGATATTCCTATGCCCCCAGGAATTGCTGGAGTCACTCTTCGAGATATTATTAAAAAAGTTGAAGAAATTGGCGGAAGTATTAGCGACATTCTTGATGACCCCGGAGCATGGATAGAAGGGCAAGTAGAAGATGCAGTAAACGCTGTAAAGGAAGCATGGGGAGATTTAACTGCCGGGTCTTGGACTATTGGCGATTTAGATGAAGAGTTAAGAAATATTTTAGGCCCCTGGCTTTCAGTTCTTGTTGCTAATAGAGTTAGAGAAGAATTAGAAATAGACAACCCATTTTTGCTTGCAGCAAGCTGTGAAGATAATGAGTTTAGAAAAGACAACGAAAAGTATTGTGCTCAAGCAGATCAGCAGCAACCACAAGAATGCAATGATCCTAATGCTACCGTTAATGAAGATGGAAGCTGCGGGCCATGTAAAGAAGGGTATTTTTTCTCTGAACAAACAGGAAGGTGCGAACCAGAAAAGAAAGCGCCTATAGGTTCGGAATGCACCACTGATGATGATAAGCCTGGGAAAATTGATGAAAATGGCGACTGCATAGAAGCGCCTGCTCCAGAACCCGAACCCGAACCCGAGCCAGAACCCGAACCCGAACCCGAACCCGAACCCGAGCCGGAGCCCGAGTCGGAGCCCGAGCCGGAACCAGAGCCTGAATGGGAAGATACCGGCCCTACAGCGGAAGAGTGTAGAGAACAAAATAGAGCGCATAGGCAAGGCAGCCCAACTACTGGGCCTAGTAACTGTGGCGGATGTTTGCCCGGATTTACTCCGAATGAAAGTTTAGAGTGTGTTGAGCAAGTAATAGATTGTGGAGATGATCGGGTATATAACGAAGTTCTTGGCGAATGTGATGATCCGCCTATAGATCGTAGAGAAGACGATCCTTGCAGAACAGAAGATGGCGAAGATGGCGTTTATGATGCCGACGGAAACTGTATTGTTTCTCAGCCAGAACCTGAACCGGAACCTGAACCGGAGCCAGAACCGGAGCCAGAACCGGAACCGGAACCGGAACCGGAGCCTGAGCCCGAGCCTGAACCTGAACCTGAGTCAGCCCCTGAGCCTGAGCCAGCTCCTCCAGATAACGGTGGCGGGCCTGATGATGGTGAAGAAGAAGTGCAATGCCCTAAAGGATTTGTTAGAGGCAAAGATGGCAGGTGCTACCCATTTAGAGAGGATGAGCCTGAGCCTGAGCCTGAGCCCGAGCCTGAACCAGAGCCAGAACCAGAACCAGAACCAGAACCAGAGCCAGAGCCTGCTCCGGGGCCGGGGCCAGGGCCGGGGCCTGGTGATGGAGAAGAGGATCAAGAAGAGCCGTGTCCTAGAGGGTTTGTTAGAGGCAAAGATGGTAAGTGTTATCCGTGGATAGCTGATGAGCCAGGCCCTGAGCCAGAACCAGAAACTTGCGAGAATGGTGCATTAGATTGGCCGCTTTGCTCTGAATGCCCTGATGGCACAGCAACAGATCCAAGCACACCCTGCCCAAGCCCTGAGCCAGAACCAGAGCCTGAAGAAGAATGTCCTGAAGGCTTTGTTCGAGACCCAGAAACTGGCGAATGTGTTCCTTCGGGCGGCGGAGAGCCAGAGCCAGAAGAAGGCGGTGGTGGCGGCGGTGGCGGCGGTGGCGGCAGAGGCATGTTTACGCCTTACATGTCACGGCTTAACTATCAGGCACCACAAGTTCAATCCTTAGTATTGCCGCAACCACAATCGGCAAACCAAATGATGGGCGGTTTGCTTACCAAGATGATTGTAGATAGGAACAAATAATGACTTATCTGAACTTAGTAAATAATGTGTTAAGGCGGCTTCGAGAGGAAGAAGTCGCTTCTGTGCAAGGCAGCACTTACGCAAAAATGGTAGGTGACTTTGTAAACGATGCTAAACGCATGGTGGAAGATGCTTGGGATTGGTCTGCACTGCGCACAACGCTAACGATTACAACTAGCAGCGACGTGTTTAACTACGTGCTTACCGGCAGCCAAAACAGGATTAAGGCGTTAAACGTCATAAACGATACGTCAAACCTGTTTATGGAGTATAAGACGGCTACGTTTTTTGACGAGGCTTATCTTATCTCCGAGCCACGTACGAGTGCGCCTACTTACTACACGTACAATGGCGTAGACAGCAATGGTGATACCCAAATTGATATCTATCCAACGCCCGACAAAGCGTACACAATCCGTTTTAACTGCGTAAAGCGAGAGGCTGACCTGTCTGCTAATGATGACGACATGGCGATTCCGTCTATGCCAGTTATTCATTTAGCAATTGCATTGTTAGCCAGGGAAAGAGGGGAAACAGGCGGGACATCGGCTCCTGAGTATTTTTCTATTGCGGACAAGTATCTATCCGATGCTATTGCGCTAGACGCTCAGAAGCACCCAGAAGAAGTAATCTTCTATACGCCGTGAGGTAGTTATGGCTCAACCATTACAAAGCATTAATCTTGTCGCTCCAGCGTTTAAGGGAATCAACACAGAAGATTCTCCGATAGCACAAGACCCTTCGTTTGCTGAGATTGCTGATAACGCAGTAATTGACAAGCGGGGCCGTATTGCGTCTCGGAAAGGTCACGAAGTCCTAACTACTACAAAGACAGAATTAGGATCAGCCAAGATACGAGCTATCAAAGAGTTTGAAGATAGCGGCGGTAATCGCAAGATCTTCTCTGTAGGCAATAACAAGATACTTAGCGGCACAACTACGTTAGCCAATGAAACTCCCGGCAGTTATACAATTACTGCTGACAACTGGAAGATGGTCAACTTTAACAACAAGATCTATTTCTTTCAACGCGGGTATGAGCCGCTTGTTTATGATAATGCTGGCGGATCTGTTATTAAACTAAGCACTGTTTCTGGCGCTGCTGGCGTTTCTTCTGCGATGTATGGAAATGAAGTCCTATCTGCTTACGGGCGATTGTGGACTGCTGACTTTAGTAGTGACAAATCTACTGTTTACTGGTCTGACTTATTAATTGGGCATGATTGGTCTGGCGGCACTAGCGGCTCTATTGATATTTCTAAGGTATGGCCTGATGGCTATGACGAGATTGTTGCCTTAGCTGCGCACAACAGCCTTCTTATTATTCTTGGAAAACACAGCATTGTTGTTTACTCAGGGGCAGAAGCGCCGGCAACTATGGCGTTGGCTGACACCGTAGCGGGTGTAGGCTGCGTTGATAGGGATACAGTGCAGTACACAGGTACGGACGTGTTGTTTTTGTCTCACACAGGGCTAAAGAGCTTTGGGCGGACAATACAAGAAAAGTCTATGCCTATAAGTAGCCTGTCAGGAAACATCACTAAAGACATTATTCGCTTGCTTCAGAATGAGTCAGAGTTTTATAGAACTGTATACAGCCCAGAAGAGGGCTTCTATTTGCTTACGTTTACATCGCAAGACACGACGTTTTGTTTTGATGTAAGAGGCACAATCGAAAACGGATCGTACCGAACGACTCGATGGCCCGGCACTGGCTTTACTGCTTATACTCGCAAAGAAGACGGGACGTTGCTTATTGGTAATGGCAATGGAATTAGCACGTATAGCAGCTATGAAGACAATGGCGAAAAGTATCGGTTTAAGTATTACGGCCCCGGCTTAACCTTTGGCGATCCTTCTAAACTTAAGATTCTTAAAAAGTTAAGACCTACGATTGTGGGCGCTAACAGTACCGTTGTATTCCTAAAATGGGCTTACGACTTTGCTTCTTTTTTTCAAACGGCAGAGTTTACTGTGGGTAATCAGGTAACTGGTTATTACAACGAAAGCGAATTCAACACAACTGTCGAGTTTACTGGAGGCGACCTTACGTCTCGAAGAGGCATCAACACGACTGGCGGCGGCGGAGTAATCACGATTGGATTGGAAGCAGACATAAACGGATCTTCTTTGTCTCTCCAAGAGATAAACGTATTAGCACTAATGGGTAAAGTACTATGAGTAACTACAGTAAGACTACAGACTTTGCCGCTAAAGATAGTCTACCTTCCGGTGACAGCGGCAAAATCATTAAGGGCGCTGAATTTGAAACAGAATTCGATGCGATTTCTACAGCCGTTGCTACGAAGGCCGACCTTGCATCGCCTACGTTTACAGGCACAGTAACTATTCCTGCACTGACGTTCACGGGAACTCTGTCTACAGGAACAATTGATGGGGGTACTTACTAATGTCATTACCAGAATGGTTAATAGGTGGAGCTGGCACTGGCCTTCTGCAAACAGCCTTTAGTGATCTTGGGACTTTAGGCACAAGAGGAAGAGAGCTTGCAGATGAGCTTGCAGCAACTCAGCTAGAACAAGCACAGTTTCAGCCTTATACCGTAACAAGCGCAACAGGCGGTACGTTTACTGCAGGTGATGATGGGCAGTACACATTAGCTTTAGGCAGCCCTCAACAACAAATGCAACAAGCCTTAATGACTCAGGCGCAAAGTTATTTATCTCCGCTTCAAACTTTAGGGTTAACTCCTGCTCAACAACTTACAGCAGCTGGAACAGACTTTTTAGCACAAGGATCTGGAATGATAGGTCAGCCAGCGTTTGGCGTAGATCCTACTCAGGCTGCATCAACACAAGCTGCCGCTCTTGGCCAGCAATTTATGGGTGCTTCAGCAGCACAGCCTGCCGACATTAACCTACTAAGAGGTCAGTTTGCAGGTCAGGTTCCTGAGCTAATAACTCAAAGACCACCAGAAAGCATATCTGGCTTGGGTCAGCAAGCAATTAGTGCGGCTACTCAAGGTCTTGGGCTTGGAGAGGTTGGTGTTTTAGGCGGGCCAGTAACCGATGTAACTGGTACATTCTCAGACATACAGCTTCCAGACGTCCGTAGAGCCGCAGGACAGCTTGCAGAGCGCGGCCTAGGCTTGGGTATGGCTGGGCTTGAAACAACCGCTCCAGAGGACGTAGAAGCGCTCAGAGCGCAATACGGCGGTCTTGCAGGACAAGCTGCAACAGATCTTCTTCAGCCTACTGAAGCTAGAGAAGCCGATGTATTTGAGCGTATTCGTGCTACACAGCGACCTGAGGAAGAGCGCCAGAGGTTAGAGCTAGAGCAGCGACTAGCGGCTCAAGGTCGTTTAGGTGTGCGTACAGCCATGTATGGCGGAACTCCTGAGCAAATGGCTTTAGCAAAGGCGCAGGAAGAAGCTCAAGATCGAGCGTCTCTTGCGGCTATACAACAAGCCCAGTCGGAGCGTCAACAAGCTCTTGGGGAAGCTCAAACACTTGGCGGTATGTTTAGCGGTCAAGCGGGGCTATCAAGTCAGTTGCAATCTCAAGCGCAGCAAAGAGCGGCACAGCTGTCTCAACTAGGTTTAAGTGCAGAACAGATGCAAGCTCAATTAGAGGCAGAGGGCTTTGGTCGAGAAATGCAACTTGCTGGTGCTGGATTACAAGCACAGCAGGCTCAGTCAGCCTTGGAGTCTCAAGCCCAACAACGATCTACTCAACTAGCACAGTTGGGTTTGTCAGCAGAACAAATCCAGTCACAGCTTCAATCAGAAGGTTTGGGTCGAGCAGCTACAGCGGCAGGCCAAACAGCGCAACTTGCTCAACTAGCAGGAGGATTGCAGGCCCAACAAGCAGGTCTTGGCATGGATTACGCAAGCCTAGGTGCTGGCTTAGCAGGACAGGCTCAGGGTCTAAGTGCGGCTCAACAGGCGCAAGCATTACAGGCGCTAACTGGCGGGCAGGGTTTGTTGCAAGGATCTCAAGCATTAGAGGCCGGAAGGCAACAACTAGGATTAGGCGCACTTGCTGGATCTTACATTCCGCAGCAACAATTGCTTGCAGCATTGTCTCCAGGGCAAACTGCGGCAGCAGCACAACAGCAAGCACAGCTTTATGGCACTGGATTATTCGGAGAGGCCACAGCTTCTGGTTTGGATATCTTGCTTGCTTCGCAGCTTGGTCGAGCCAATCTTGCTGGAGGTCTGGGATCTGGCCTTGTCGGTGGATTGCTAGAAAGCATCCTAGATTAATTAAGGAGAATTGTAATGGCACGTTTTGGCAGAGACATTGTTAGACAGCTAACAGATCCTTCAATGGCGCAAGGGATGTTTGAGCTTGGCCGTCAGATTGGCGGCTTGCCCGGCGAAAGAAGAAAAAAACAAAAAGAAGAAAAAGAGCGCCAAGAAGCCTTAGATCGATTTGATGAAATAAGCAGAATATCTGGTCAGGCGCAATCTTCGGCCATAGCTGGCACCCCAGCAGCCCTTGCTGAAAACATTAGGCTTTTAGAGGAGGCCAGAGACAAAGCTCCCACCTTAAAAGAAAAGCAAGCTATTGAATCAAGAATCATTCAACTTCGGAGCATGACTTCTTCCGCCCAACAAAAAAGGCTGAAAGGTGATATTAGTGCGGTTTCTCAGATAGACAATGTGCTCGAAGGCATTGATGAGCGACAGGACATCCCTGAAGACAAGAAGTCTGAGTTAAAAAAGACTCTCGCGCTTCGTAAAAGCCAGCTCCTTGAAAATCCTGAAATTGAGCAAGGCTACCGCCAAGATCAAGTCAATGCGTTTCAGTTTGAGAGACAAGAAGCGGCAATGCTTGAGTCGAGATATATACAGGAAAATGCTCCTAAATTTATCAGAGCGGTAGACAGCGGAAATCAATCTCAAATTGATAACGTAATGGATTCTGTGCCAGAAGAATTTAAGGCGGCAGCTGACAAATACATTACAGGAGCAATGAGAAATAGCGAAATAAAAAAGTCCTTTGAGCAGCGGTCAATAGAACTTCGCACAAGACCGATGACAGAGGGCGAGATAACCGACCTTGTTGGTCAACTTCCAGAAGACGTTAGAAAGGCGGTTTCTCCCTTGGTTGAAGAATATAAGGATGCGGCAAAAGGGTGGAATGACAAAGAGGGCGTGTGGAACACCAAAGATCTTTCTAGAGCAAAAATTGTTGAAAAAGCCCTAAGGGTCAGAATTACTGATTTAAATAATCGGGTTCTTTTGCGTGACTTGGATGAGGAAAAAAATCAAGAAATAAGAAATGAAAGAGACATTTTAAAGTTAGAGCTTGATTTGGCTGCTCCTTTAGATCGAGTTGCAGTTAAAGATGAAGAGATGCGTCTTGCAGATCAAAACAAAAAAGATATTACGCCAGAAATAACAGAGCAGGCGAGGGCAAACGTAAGACAAAGAAGAAACTCAGACATCATAAATCAAATAGAGCTTCTCAATGAAAGTCGAGCGGGAGAAATAAGAGCGGAAATGTCTCCTTATGAAAAAGGTGAAATTGTTCCCGATGAAGAAGGCAATTTTTATATTTTTGAAGGGGGCGATTACACGGATGAAAAAAACTATAAGCAGATAACGCCAAAGGAGGCCGGGGTTTTTGATGAGCAAGAAAAAGAATTAAAGGATGTTTTAGAGCTTTTTAGGCTTAAAGATGAGGATCGTCTTCCTAAAAATAGAATGAATGATTATATAGCTGCTTGGTTTAACTACGGAAATCCAGACAGAGCAAAAAGAATGTTAGGAAGCAATGAGGAATAAAAATGCCAAAACCTTGGGAATCACCTCCTGGATTTAAAAAACAGCCATCATTTGCCTCAAAGAAAAAACCTTGGGAAACAGGCTATAGCTTTACTCCAGTGCAAGAATATAGCGCTGTTCGATCTGGCGCTGTGGACTTTCTTGAGTCCGCCATAGGCGTAGGCGATGAGCTTGACGCTACCATCCGTGTTTTGTCAGGTGAAGCCAACAATTATAGTCAAGGCATACAGCAGTCTCGTGCAGAGCTAGATGCTTTTGAGAAAGCCAATCCCAACGCATCCGGGCTAATCACGGCGGTTGGTCTTGGTGCCGGCTTATTTATACCTGGAGCCGGGTTAGTAAAGATAGCTCAGACAGGAAGTAAGTTAGATAGGGCTTTCAAGGTGGCTACCCTTGGTGCCGCAGAGGGCGCTGCCTACGGGTATCTAAGCGGGAGAGATGAGGGTCGGCTAGAAGGCGCTGCAATGGGCGCAGCCCTTGGCGGGGGGCTTGGCGCTGCTGCCTCAACCCTTACGCGAAACGCCGACGAAATAGCTGCTGCAGCAAAGCAGGCAAAGCGACAGCGCGTAGGAAAGGAGGGCGGGTTTATTGGCGGCGAAGAAGGATTTGCCAATGTAGGTCGCGCAGGGAAAGGCGGATCTGTTACCGATGCCAGCCTGCAAGAAAGAAAAAATACAACCATACTTGTCGGTGATGGCTTCAAAGACAATATGAGCAAGGCGTCTAGAACTATTGGAAACATACTGCTTGGCACAAAAGAATGGACTGAAAAGAATGTAGGCGCAAGAGCTGCTCGACTAGTTGAAGACTCTGAGATTATGGTTCGCCACGAGCTAAGTGAGATCGATGCGATTTATGATGATGTCTTTTCTGGAGCGGCAAAAGTATTCGAGGATAACCCTCGCTTAAAAACAGCGCTTCTAAGAATTAATAACAAGTTTGGAGATAAGGCAACCTCTTGGGATGACGCTATTCGCATGGCGCAGACACCCGATGAAAAGAAGGCGGTTGAGCTAATGAGGGATCAAGTAAAAGTCCTCAAGGATCTGGACTTCGTTAAGTTTCCAGAAGGGGACTACATGCCCACAATCGCTGTAAATAAAAACAAAGTTATGGGGTCTAACGATTACGCAAATCCAGTAGAAGCCCTAAAGCAGTACGCCAAGGATGTTGCTACGGCTAGGGCGGTTGCAAAGCGTTTTAATATTGATATAGACAACATCAACCTAAAAGAAGAAAAGTTGCAGTCTAGGAGTCGAGTGGACTCCGTGTTCAAGGCCATCGATAAGGCCGCCAAGAAAGAGCTAAAGGGCGCGGCAAACGAAAAGGCTATTCGCAGCAACCTGCAAGACGCGCTTAGATCCACACTAATTACCTCCAAGATGGGCGGCGATGCGGTGGGCGCTGTATCAAGAAGGGCAGTATCTACTGCGTTACTGGCTAACCCCATGAACGCTGTGTTAAACATAATTGAGGGCGTGACTGCTCCTGTTTTTCAGAATGGCATCAAGGCTTGGGCGCAGACAGTTCCACGCGGGATTATTGAAACCTTCCCCACCATCTCAAAGATTACCGGCGTAAATCCAGAGAAGTGGGTTTCAAACAAAGATCTCGGCCTTGACAAAAACTTCTATGGGGAAGTCGCTAACACTATCGGCAGAGAAACCACAAAGACCGCTGAAGTGTTTAACTACATCAAGGCGCCAGAGCTTGCTGGCCGTGGCGTAGACGTTCTGGGTAAGGCTCTATACCGGGTGTCGGGCGTTGAAAAGGTTAACAGGATGGGCCAAGAGATGCTGTCTAACTCGGCGGTTCAGCGGGCTGTAAACCTTGCAAGGAAGGGCGACGAGAAATCTATTGAAAAGCTGAAGAAGCACGACGGAATGAAAGGGCTGTCTCAGTCTGAATTTGATAGCACAGTCAGCGCACTACAGAAGATGAAGCAGGGCGGATCGCTAAACAAGAATGAGCTTGGGTACGTGCTGAACTTTGCTGGTGCGGCCATGAATAAGTGGCAGCCTGTTAGCGCAAGTACAATGCCTCGCGCCTACAACGACAATCCAAACGCTCGAATGATGTATAGCATGCTGTCGTATATGAACCGACAGATGAACAACATCCGAACTGAAGTTGGCCTGAACCTAGCCACTGTTGCCGAAAAGGGTATCAACACCAAAGAAGGTGCCGATGCCGCAAAGACTGCGATGATTCAAACGGGAAAGTATGTGGCGCTCTTTGGCGTACTTGCCGGCGTCTGGGATGACGCTCGAAAAACTCTTGATCTTAGCAAGAACAAGGAAATAGAAGACGTCCTTACCCCCGAAGGCATCACATCTGCGACCATGAATCAGATTGCATCCAACATAAGTAGCGGCGCAGTCAATCTAAGGGCGAAGGAATTTGGAGGCCAAACAGTAAGCATTAGCCCCGCTCCGTTGACGGCTATCAGCAGGACAGGATCTGGCATGCTAACAGCGGGAGAAAGGCTAATCTCTGGAGAAGAGGATGTGATGGAGCCACTGCTGCGTACGGCGCAAACTTATGCTCCAGGGGTTGCTAACATAGATAGGATTCTTCGCATGACCACTGGCGAGCGACTCCTAACGGACGATTAATCCCAGCTTTTAAACTCTAACCAGCCAGCTGCACCTGCCGCCCTGTCATTCTCCATACGGGCGGCTTCTTCCTTGTAATGCTTGGCTATTTCCTTTTGCTCTTTGTTCATGCGCTTGCCTAACGTAATGTCTTCGGCCTTTTCCCTTAATAGCTCAAGGGCACCCTCGCCGTATTCGTCGATGTAGTGGCGGACAAAGTAGTCAGGATTGCTGCCGTACTTCTGGTGGCATCCGTAGCAGTGGGCAAAGGCGTTCATTCCGTCGTACCGTATGCCCTTCTTAGCGCGTGTAAAGTAGTGCGAGCAGTGTAGCCCCGTGCTGTTTGACTCGTACTGTGCGCCACAGCCTTGGCATTTAAAGTCGTTTCGCATGCGTACACATCGGCTAAACCAGTGGTCTGCTGCTGTTCTTTTTAGTCTCATTTGCTTTCTCTCAACTTGTCCAAATCTCTAAGATCAAACACATAGCTAATTTTGGCATTGCCTTTTGTGTCGTCCTTTCTGTTTTTGTATTCGTGTTTTACGGCTTTTCCATTAGTAATTAGAGTTTTGGCCCTAGCCACAGTCATCATATAAATGCCAGACCACTCAACATCCAAGATAATTATGATGTTTGGATAAAGATCGGCATAACGCTTGAGATCTTTAAGGTTAATAGATATCGCATAATCTGAAGGTATGCCAAACAACTGCTGAGATTTTCGCCAAGGCTCGCGGATGCTTTTTAAATCCATAGGAACCATGCCAACCAAATCATGCGTATAGATGTCATCGTGTTTGTTTGGGTTTACAGCTAAGCCCCAGCCAACCAGCTTGTTGGTAGCCACAAAGTCTTTTTCTGCCAGCTCCCCTGCCTGGCACCAAGATTTTTTGTCTTCATTGTCGATCACAACTGATCCTTTAGTTGTTGAGGGAAGGGCACATATACACCCTTATGCTCTGAGAGCCACCTAATTAGCACCTCAGCGGCTTCTGAGAGTTCCTTGGGGGCTACCTTAGCTGTGGAGCTTTTGTTGTACATGGACTTAATGATGGGCTTGTAGAGTGTTTCTTTAACCAATACCTCCGTAAACGGTATCTCCAGCTTGTCACTAAAGGGATGTCGTACCCAGTATCCTGCGTCGTTTAACTCCTGCGCTATCTGCCGGAACCACAGGTGCATGGCGTTATTCTGCCTGTCACTGCGCGTAGTATCCTTGATTGCATACAGTATCTTCTTGCCGTCATCAAACTGCGTAGTAACGAAAGCGATGAAGAAGTTCATCTTGTCTTTGGTGTCAACAAGCCAGCGGTGTGATGTGTCCATTCAGTTTCCCCAGTTTCCCCAGTTTCCCCAGTTTCCCCCTAATACCCTTATTTACCCCCCACTATGTCTAGGCTACCCCGCCCCCTACAGAAGGGGATTAGAGGTATTCTGGGGATTCTGGGTATTCTGGGGATTCTATTTATCTTCAGGATATGGCACGTTTAACACTTTTTTATCCTTGCCATGCCCATAGTCAACCACTGACTCGCCTATAGTATTGCTGTACCAATCAAACTTCTTTCCTGCCATATTGGATATACGGGATTCTAATGTGTTACAGGCAAAGTTAATGGCGTCGGCTTCGTTTTTGGCAAACACTCTGACGTGAGATGAAATCTCTGTTGATGCGTGAACACAGTAAACTCGCTCACCATCATGCTCTAGTTGCTCAAGCAATCCAGATGTAAGGTCTTTAAGGTACAAGAGAGTGCTATTTATCGACTCTAATCTTTGGGTGAAGGGATGATCTGGCTTACGGTATGCCGCACTTCTCAGTTCGCCTTCGGCAGAATCAAGATCCTGAAATAGCGTGTCTAACGCCACTATTAATTCGTTCATAACACTCTCCTTACATTGGCACCCAACGGTAGAATTTCTTGCCGTGTTCGCCGCGCCTTTCTAGCTTTAGGTTGTTTCCTTTGAGCAAATCAATACAGTTAAGTAGCTTCTTTCTGGTGCATCCATTGGGATTGATTTCGTCATCATGTAAAAACTGAAGAAGATCAGACTGGCTAAACATCTTGTTGCTTTTCATAACGCTACTTAGAAGCACGTACTCGTCTTCGTATTTGCTGATGGCTTTACCTATATTGATCTGCGCTCGTTGTTTCTCTTTAAGCTCTGTGATGTCGTCGACTGTCATGAACTGCACAGAATCTACTGACTCTTCATACCCCACTGTCGCACTGGTCTGCTTATACTTAAACCCGCCCTCGAAGCTGATCTGGCTACGATCCTTCTCATTGATTACTAACAGCTCTTGATAGAAGGCAAACTTGTCGTTGACAGGATCAAGGCCAAACATGTTGTCTACATCTGCCTTGAGGTCGCCTACGCCCTCATAGATCAATCGCCCGTCCATGCTCCGATGCTTGTTGCAGTGGCCCAGCAGGATGACTGTGCCGCCAGCAGCGGCGAACTCACGGAAGACGTGGAGAACTTCTCGCATATCTCCTTTGTTAAGGACAGGAGCAAACTTCTTGAGGGTGTCGCAGATAACGATCTTGCCGTCCGCTTCGCCCTCCTCGCGGATAGCATTCAGCAAATGGAGCGCGTCAGTCGTTGTGCGTAGCGAAGGATCTGGAGAGTTAGCCAGGGTAATCATGGTCATGCCGTGCTTGTGGCCCATCTTGGCCTTCTGGAGTACGCCCTTGGCTCCGTCATCTTCGTTAAAATAGATCACATCCGAGCCTTTTATCAGGTTATTCCGAATACTCTGGAATAGGTTGCCCAAAATCCACACCGTCTTACCAGCTCCTGAGGGCGCGTATACGAGCGTTACAGTGCCGGTAGTAATCATCCCCGGGATAACGTCTTTTTCTTTTGCTAGGCGCATCTCAAGCTCTTCTATGCGGCCATTGACTGCAACGCCTCGCAAGCGAGAGAGAGATGATCCGTTTTGTTTCGTATAGTATGGGTTTCCGGGAAAGGCTTCGTTGATTAGTTCTTCTTTGATTACAAACGTGGGTTTGCTACCTACTGCGTCACAGTAGTCTGCCCATTCGTCCTGCATTTTTATCCCCTTTTTGTTGTGGTGAAAGCTCTTAACTCTGAACGACTTTGGATGGTCTGTCAACAAAGTTATATAAAGGTTTGCAAAGTTTTAAAAAGTTTTGTAGACTGCAAGCTCAATCAAATGAAGGAGGCAGTATGAGTAATCTTCCAGATAACATTGGAACCCTACTAGACAAAGTTGGGGCTGACAAATCTAACGACGCTTGGGCTGTTAGACCCGGCATCTGGGCTATCAAGCACAAAGCATTGGAGAAAGTAGCCGCTTACCTTGGCATTACGTTCGATGCCCCTAAGATCATCTGCGCTGAAATACTGGAGAAGGCTGTAGCTATCGAGGTTCACGGTCGGCTAGGTGACTTGACTGCATGGAGCATTGGCGAGGCAGCAACATACAACAACAAGAACGGCTATCCGTTTGCTATGGCTGAGAAGCGAGCAAAGGATCGAGTGATTCTTAAGTTGTGTGGATTGCATGGCGAGGCATACAGCGAGGAAGAAGCTGATGACTTTAGAAAGCGAGCTTAGTCTTTTGCAGTACAACCAAGCGGTGCGTGAGAACTTTGATTTTGTTTACCAAGTAAAGAGTGCGGTAGCAAATGAAGAGTGGGATATCCTTAGAGCAATCATTGAGGAAACCCCAAACGAAGTGAAAGAGGCGTTGAATCTTGCTCCATCCAAGGGCGGGATCTTTACTACCTTTGAAACTAAAGTAATGAAAATCAATCCAGAAGGAGTGACTAATGGACGATAAAGTTTTTGTAGATGGAATGCTGGCCAAGCCCGGCCCAGACGGTGAGGAGTTTAAGTGGGTAAAGGCAAAGCTATCCATCAAGCTCGATGAATTTGGTGCTTGGGTTGCTGCTCAGAAGAAATCTGACCCAGATATTGAGTGGCTCAACATTGAGATTAAAGAGGGGCGATCAGGCAGGTGGTATGCAGAGCGAAATATGTGGAAGCCACCAGCCGATCAACCGGCGCGACAGCCAGCTCCTGCGCCAACTGAAGATATCCCTTGGTGAGAAAGGCGCTCCCACGCCTATTGCCCCGCGCGGTTTAGCGGGGCTTTTTTTAAACGGAGAACCGAATGAAAGATCAGACTGAATACTTGTACTACCGCGACCTGTTCCACATCTTTAAGGCGTACACATCGCCAAAGTTAATTAAGGTGCTGGATGCTCAAGGCATTAAGTATTTTACTGACGCTAAAGGCAAACCCTTTACAACAAGGGCTGCCATCGAGGGGGCTTTGAGCGAAGAAGCTAGGGAGACGGCTTAGGCTCTAGGTCTAACCGTTATCCTGCTGACCTCTCCGTCTTCAGTGTCGTACGTGATTACTTTAGCGCCTCGCTGGGACATAAGGCCCAGACGAGTGGCGTATGAATCCCTTGACGCTAACGTAGGGTGCTGTTCCATAACGGCCCCTGCGTCTTCTAGTATCCGCTCATGGTGATAATGTCCGCTATGGATATACGCCATCGTCGACTTGCCCCACTCCTCTCTGAATCTAGGCTCGCTTGAAAACACTTTAGGCAGCCGATCCATCTTTACTTTATGCCCGTGGTGGAAGCACAGCAGTGTTTTGCCATGTCGATAAGCGTAGTAAGGGAAGTCATTGTCGATAACATCCAGCCTTGGCTCATTGGCGTACAGTTTCCTAATGAACTTACGCAACCAAATGGAGCCGGCAATATCATGATTACCTTCGGCACAAACGAAGACGACTTTCTCGTACTTCTGCAGCATCATCCGCACAGCCTCGTTCATAACCGTCATCGCTATGTCGACGATACGGCTGTACCTACTGTCATTATCGAGGATATGAGAGGAAGTCGGAGTGACTTGGAGCAGTCCATCCCAGTGCAAAAAATCACCAAGGTTGCAAAGCAGCCCGACCTTTGACTTGGGTGTGCTGTCGATCATCTCTTTGATGCTAGACAGGAATAGATCGCGGGCCATGTCGGTATTGTAGTCTTCGCTAGTCTCGTCGCCCCAGCAGTATGAGCCAAGGTGAAAATCAGTGACGACCAGAAGAGACAGAAGATTTTCTTCAACCTGCTTTGGCTGCTTGACTGGCTTCCATGGCTTGATGCCTTCACACGCTAACTCAATTCGACCAACTATTGCATCGAGCTGGGCTTGCTTGTCTGCCTCAGTCTTTACCCATTGAAGGGCAACGGCGCCATCCTTATAAAGCGTTGAAGATCCTTTCACTGCGTAGCCAGGCGGAACAGTGTGAACGTGATCGTGCTTCGGCGCAAAGCCAGCTTTAGCTGCTCTGCCCTCAACAGTCTGACAAGTGCTTCTTATGTTTGATCTATCAGACCCAACTGTTTTTGATATCTCACTCCAGCTAAGGCCGTCTACATACCTTAATCTGATTAACTTTTTTTGATGATCTGTTATGCAATACTCTTCTAACGGGTGTTCCATTATTCCCCCTAATGGAGCCCTATGGACGTATACCTCGCATCGTATTTGCTCTCGCAAGTACGGCAACGATTTGAGTTAGCTCCATTGGGTCTATTGGAATACTCACGTGTGGCTCTTCTGTATTCGCCACCTTCACATAGTGCAAGTGAAGATAGGACAGCAGCGTAGCCAACACATCTTCCTCCGTTCGGATTGTTCGTGCCTCGCTTGGGCCTGTGGTCATAGTTACTCCTGTTCAGCCGCTGGGCCATTGGTTGATAGTTGGATAGGGTGTCATAGCGGGTGCGTATGTCAAGTGCCAACACTTTGCAAGTATCGTGCCACCGCAGGGTAGGTGCAGCGATTATTGCCCACCGGGGCGCTGCCGACCGGCTCAACAGGCGAGGAGTACAGGTGTCGCCTTGGACTGTTCGAGTTTAACAGTAAGGCTCAAACTCTTGCCAGTCCCGTTTTTCTTCGGGCTCGGTTTTACCTTCGAGTTCGTTGCAGTCTACGCATACCTGATCTTGGTCTAGATATCTTTGCTCCATCCACTGTTGGCAGACAAGGCATTGCCATAGATCAGTATCCATAGCTTAACTTCCATTCCTTGCAATCATCGTAGCCGTAGGTGTAATGAATAGAAGCCCTAAGATTTGAGTTGCCCATTATGGCGTCCTCCCATCCTCGCCGGTAATCAGCCTTTACCATATCTACGTAATCGTTCATGTGCCAATCGCATACGCTAGTGTTAATTGTAGGAACAGCTTTTAGTGGCCCAGTTACTTTCCTTAGTTGTCGCAATGATTCCTCGAGGGAATCCATTGGTAGTTCTTTTAGGTCTTTCAATGTATCGACTCCTCTAGCGCCCAGCATACTTCCGATGCGTTGATAATCGGCCGGCCATGCCAGCTGCAACTTTCTTCAAACAATATGTCTGTTGGTTCATCAAATATTTGACCCCAAAACTCATGACTTTCGCCGGAGTTAACGACTATGTATTCGGCGTCGATGTCTTCAGGGTCAACGTACAGCTTGGCTATGCAATTAGCTCTATCAAAGTCGTCAATCTCTGCGCCTTCAAACTTGTCAGCGTCATCAGGGACGATAGCCTCCACCTTGATATAGATCTTGTTATTCATTGGTAAACACCTCATTGATTGTCTTGTATGAAGGTATGCCATTTATCTGCTTGTTGCCAAGGATCTCCGAAATAAAATCGTCCATGTCCTCGAACGTCGGGCGGATATCATTGGCCGCACAGTAATTAAAGTAAACCTTGAGCAGCGTCTCAGGGTAGTACTTGTCATTGTTCTTTTGCATTGCCCCTCTCCAGATCCCGCAGCTCATCGCTGAGATAGTTAGTCCACTGGCTTATCTCAAGCATTGCCATGCCGCAGTTATCAGATAGCCTGGGAATTTTATCTAGTTGATTGTGCGCTGCCTTCAGAAATTCAATGGCGTTGACGATGCGATCTCTGCCATCAAGGTACTTAACCACACGCTCAGTCGTAACGACGTAGGGAAACAGGCTCTTGGCCGTTACCCTAACTACCTGCGGGTAAATCTCGCTCGGGTCATACAGGTCAAGCAGGTTATCAATGAGGATCTTTACCTCCGAAGCGAGTAGCTCGGGGCAGATCTTGCTGACGTATTCAGTTGTTAAGTCCATGGGTATTACTCCTAAATCATGTTGATGAATTCGCGGTTGATCCGCGTTTGAATGTGGATATAGCCTTCAGGCCAAAA